GCTTGTCCAATATGCCTTGGCTCAGAAGAAGATGTTAAAGGTAAAGGCAATACAAGAAATGGTTCTTGGGTTTTAGACCATTGTCACGAAACAGAATCTTTTAGAGGATGGTTATGTCACAAATGTAACAGAGCTTTAGGTGGTTTTGATGACAACATTGACATTTTAAAAAGAGCAATAAACTATTTAAAGGAAAACAAATGAAAGACTTAGATTATTTAGTAGAGGATATTTACGCCTTCATTGAAAGAGAAGAGGAGATAGATCCTAATCTTGTAGAAGACTTCGCAAGTAATCTACAGGATGCGTTGCTTCAATGGTCACAACCTAGGAAACAACGTAAAGGATTACGCATAAGTAATATCGGTAGACCTGCTAGGCAGTTGTGGTACGAAGCTAGGCAAGAAGATACTGTTAAACTTAATGCGATAACTCGAATAAAATTTCTTTATGGTCATCTACTAGAAGAGCTACTACTCTTACTAGTAAAAGCTTCAGGACATAAAGTAACTGATGAGCAGAAAGAAGTAGAGGTTGATGGCATCAAGGGACATATGGACTGTAAAATAAATGGTGAAGTTATTGATATAAAAACTGCATCTAACTTTGCGTTTAAGAAGTTCTCTGAAGGAACTCTAGCTCAGAACGATACCTTCGGATACATGGCCCAGCTTGCAGGTTATGAAGCGGCTGAAGGTACATCTGATGGTGGCTTCTTAGCGATCAACAAAGAGTCAGGTGAACTTGCTTTATTTAGACCTGGTAATTTATCTAAACCTAATCCAGTAAATAAAATAAATAACTTAAAACAAGCTTTAGATCTTGACACACCTCCAGAGAAATGTTATACTCCTATACCTGAAGGTAAAAAAGGTAATGAAATTTTACCTCCCTCCTGTGTATACTGCTCATTCAAAAACGAATGCTGGTCTGATGCTAATAATGGTCATGGTCTAAGAGTGTTTAAGTACGCTCATGGGTTGAGGTATTTCACTAAAGTAGTATCACAACCTAAAGTATTGGAGCTAACATGAATACTAAGATAATGAAAAGAATAAACAGACACTCTGAAAATATTTTAATAGAATGGGTAAAGTCTCAGGTTCCTGAAGAAGAACAAGAAAAAGTTTCTATCGCAAATATAAAAGAGTTGTTACCTAGTGCAAAACATTTCTACGCCTATGGTCAAATACGACTGAGCTTTTACACTCTTAAATGGGCAAGGAAATGTATGAAGAAACTTTACAGTTTAGGTAAAGATATAGAAAGCATAACAGTAAAAGATCTAGAAGATTTTGTTAACAACACAAGAGAGCGATACAATTAGTACTAAGAAAAAAGCTGTTAGCGGTAAACGAAAACCAAGAGTACCTAGACCTAGAAAGATTGTAGCTCCTAACAATCATAAGTACGACTCTATATGGGAAGCTGTTCTACATGAATCAATATTAAAAGATTGGTATCATCATGGAGACAAAATATCCTACGTAATAGAACACACCTACGAGCCTGACTTTGTTAGAGAGATAGGAAGAAAGACTATCTTGTTAGAATCTAAAGGTAGGTTCTGGGACTTTCAAGAATATAATAAATACATCTGGGTTAAAAAACACTTACCTAAAAACATGGAATTAGTATTTCTTTTTGCTAATCCTTCTGCGCCTATGCCTGGAGCTAAACGTAGAAAAGATGGTACTAAGAGATCTCATGCTGAGTGGGCAGGAACAAATGGATTTAGATGGTTTAGTGAAGAATCAATACCTGATGCTTGGATTGATATAAAATCTAAAGAATCTGAAGACTTTAAAAAACGTAATGATAAAATTAATTTGGAGATGCAATGAGTATAGATGACGCAACACCTCAAGAGTGGAATGAGATGAATGCTAGAAGAAATAAAGAACATGCTGAAAGTAATGCGCTTACTGCTCTTGGTACAACTTACTCTAAGCTTATTAATGGTGCTATGGTGGATAATATAAATAATCCAGAACACTACAATCAAGGAGCGGTTGAGTGCATAGAGACTATAGCAGCTATGCTTACTCCTGATGAGTTTGTTGGTTATTTACGTGGCAATTCGTTAAAGTACAGATGGAGGATGAGGTACAAAGGATCTCCTATTGACGATCAACGTAAGGCAGCTTGGTATGAAACCAAACTTTTAGAATACTGGACGGAGAATGAGGATGACTTGGGACAGGAAAGCTGAAAGAACTAAAAAATTTAACAAGAGAAAAGATTCAAAAAATAAAGCTAAAACTAAAAACTATAAAAAGTCGCAACTAAGAGAAGAGGAAGGGTTGGATGATATTAAAAACTGGAACAACGGATTACTTGGGGATTCAGATTGATTACAATAAAGAAGATAACCTAAACGAGTTCTCTAAAGAAACTTTAAAAGATAGATATTTATGGGAGAATGAAAGTCATGCTCAAGAAGCTTTTGCAAGGGCCTCTGTATTTAGCGCAACTTATAAAGGACATACTGATTTCGATCTTGCACAGCGACTATATAATTACTCAAGCGATAATTGGTTCATGTTTAGCACTCCTATCTTATCTAACGGAGGAACCAAGCGTGGTCTACCTATCTCTTGTTTTCTTAATTATGTTCCTGACTCAAGGCGTGGTCTTTCTGATCATTATGATGAGAACATATGGCTGGCAAGCACAGGTGGAGGTATCGGTGGGTATTGGGGGAGCGTTCGCAGTAATGGTGTATCTACTAGTAACGGCTCTGAGTCTACTGGCAGCATACCATTCATGCATGTTGTAGACAGTCAGATGTTAGCGTTTAATCAAGGAGTCACAAGGAGAGGTTCTTATGCAGCATATATGGATATATCTCATCCAGAAATTGAAGAGTTCATCAACATGCGTAAAACAACTGGCGGTGATCTTAACCGTAAGTGCCTTAATCTTCATAATGGTGTATCCATTAATGACAAATTCTTGTCTGCTGTTCGTGATGATGACGATTGGAGACTCGTTGACCCTAAGTCCAATCTTGCAACCAGGATTGTTTCCGCACGAGATCTGTGGTTCCAACTAATACACACCAGAGCAGAGACAGGTGAACCGTACATAGTAAATCTAGATAGATGCAATGAGGAAATGCCCCAGCAACAAAAAGATATGGGGTTAAAAATATGTCAAAGCAATTTGTGTTCTGAAATCACATTACCTACAGATGAAGAACGAACAGCCGTTTGTTGTTTGTCTAGTGTTAACTTAGAATATTTTGATGAGTGGAAAGATGACTATAGTTTTATTCCTGATCTAGTTACTATGCTTGATAATATACTACAACATTTTATAGACAACGCTGTAGAACAAGAGCCAGAAACAGCAGCGTTAACTTTACAGGAGTTTATGTCTCATGTTAAACCAGATAAAACAGGCTTTGCAAAAGCCGCTTATAGTGCATATAGAGAAAGGGCAATCGGCCTTGGTGCAATGGGCTTTCATTCTTACCTACAGCGTTCTAGATTACCCTTTGAGGGAATGTACGCCAGTAGTTTCAATAACAGATCATTCAAACACATCAAAGAACAAGCTGAAAAGGCTTCTAGGTACTTGGCTGAAGAACGTGGAGAATCTCCTGACATGGCTGGTAGTGGTCTTAGGCATTCATGTCTTCTTGCTATTGCTCCTAACGCCAGCAGCAGTATTATATGCGCTGGAACTTCTCCTTCGATTGAGCCTTCAAGGGCCAATGTATATACACACAAAACTCTCACAGGATCTTACAAGGTTAAAAACAAATATCTTGAAGAAATTCTGGAAGAAAAAGGAATAAATAATGAAAAAACTTGGAAGGATATTGCTGCTAACGAGGGATCTATTCAGCATCTTAAAGAGTTATCTGAAGAAGAAAAAGAAATATTTAAGACTGCTCCAGAAATAAATCAGATATGGGTAATAGAACATGCCTACCAGCGACAACAATACATCTGTCAAAGTCAAAGTGTCAACCTTTTCTTTAGTCCTCCAAAGGCTGCGGAAGCGCAGGAAGTCCATGATCTTTATCTTGATTATGTTAATAGCGTACATTGGGCTGGAGCTACTAAGCTCAAGTCTTTATATTACTTGAGATCAGACGCTGCAAGAACTACTGAAAATGTTAATTTAAAAATACCTAGAATAAATTTAGAAAATATAGAGTGTCTTAGCTGTGAAGGGTAAGGCTTGGACAATTTGGAAATACACCATAGGAAGTTTTAGTGACGATAAAACAGTAGAGCATGATAATGCTATAGCAATTTTAAGAACCTTTATTGTTGTAGTTAATTTTGTAACTTGCTTTTTTATCATAGCTAACATAATTAATAAATGGTGAAATATGAAAGTTAATTTATTAGTGTTTGCATTATTATTTACTAGTTGCGCTGTAGAAAATTACAAACCAAGTAAATGGGATTACATGTCACCTGAACATGTTAAATGTTATGAACAAGTAAAAATATGTGAGCAGATAGGTTCAAGAATGTTATGTGAGTGTTATAGCTAAAGATGAAAGATAATATATTTGATTTAATAAAACGGATTAAAGACATGCTAGACTATTATAAACTAGCTGACGATGAACGAAGGCTAGAGTTAAGAATATATAAAGTTAGATGGATATGGTATCATACAATCTTAGCTGTAGGTTTAGGCATAGTAATATATTTACTGTGGGAAATAAATAATAAATTAGGGGGAATGCTATGAGTGTTAAGGATGCAAAGTATTATATAAGTGAGACAAAACAATTTATTTCTTATGATGAATTAATGAAGTCAGATTTAGATTGGGAAACACCTTTTAAAAATTTTAGTCCTTATGATATTAACTTTACTTCTTACTACAATATAAAAGCGTCAATGGTTAAGGAAGGTGAATAACATGAACAAAATAAAAGAAGCTCTTGAATTAAAATATAAATACGAAATTAAAAAATATAAAGTAGATATTAATAATTACTTTACATCTTCAGTAGGCGTAGCAGATCATCCATCTATAGTAGATACAGTTGATGGTCTTATAGAACAACTAGCAGCAGCAGAAGAAAAACTCGCAACACTGGAGATTATAGATGAGCCTAATGAGTAATAGGGATTACTATAAACCTTTTGATCACCCCTGGATGTTTGATTACTACGTACAACAAAATCAAATGCACTGGTTTCCAGAAGACGTACCATTACATAATGACGTTAAGGATTGGCAAGATTTAGAAGAGCATGAGAAAAACTTACTGACTCAAATCTTTAGACTGTTTACTCAATCAGACGTAGATGTTAGTACAGGTTACGTTGATAGATACATGCGTATCTTTAAGAAGCCAGAAGCTCGTATGATGATGGGCGCATTCAACAACATGGAATCTATACACCAACACGCCTACAGTTTGTTACTAGATACAGTAGGTATGCCTGAAGTAGAATACAAAGCATTCTCAGAGTACGAAGCTATGGCAGATAAGCATGAGTATGTAGATTCTGTAAAAGTTACACGAGGAGATAAAAAATCTATAGCTAAAGCACTTGCAGTTTACTCAGCATTTACAGAAGGGTTACAGCTTTTTAGTAGCTTTATAATACTACTAAACTTCCCACGCTTCGGACGCATGAAGGGTATGGGTCAGATAATAACTTATAGTATACGTGATGAGTCTTTACACGTAGAAGCCATGACTAAGTTATTTAGAGAGTTTGTACATGAAAATTTAGACATATGGAATGATGATTTTAAGAAAGAAATATATCAGGCATGTAGAGACATGGTAGATCTTGAAGATAGATTCTTAGACTTAGTGTTTGAGATGGGTAACATAGAGGGCCTAACAAAGAAAGAAATGCAAGACTACATAAGGTACATAGCAGATAGAAGATTATTGCAGCTAGGATTAAAACCTAACTACGAAGTTAAAGACAATCCTCTTAACTGGCTTGATGACGTATTGGGAGTAGAGCATCAAAACTTTTTTGAAGGTAGAGCTACTACATACATGAAGGCTGGGCTACGAGGTAATATAGATAAGGTGCAGTTCGTATGAAAGAAGGAAACATAATATCATTTAAAGTATTTATAGATAAGAAAGGTAATTTAATGACGGAGTACAGTAAGCTACCGGCAGAAAAAGTAAAAGAAATATTTGAATACCCTGATAGTTGTTACGTAGAAAAAGTTTTAAAAGAACTAGAACCTAAACTATTCAATCTTCATAAAACTTTAGAACAAGAGTTAACAGCTTTAAAATGATAAACGATATTTTTAATTTTTGTGTATATGTTTTACAAGTTATAGGTCAAGTAACAGGTTGGGGATATGAACTAGCAAACATTATAATTTTTGTAGTTGTGCAACCTTTTTTAATATTATTATTTTTTACTTTATGGATTAAAAGTTATAATGAAAAAAGATATTAAATATAATTTAGCTGTACTTTGCATAGGTTTTATATTGCTTTTTACAACTTGTAAAACTGCTGAAGCTTTTGATCAAGATGAAGAAGCTCATTGTCTAGCTAAGAATATTTACTTTGAAGCAGGTAATCAACCACTAGCAGGACGCATTGCTGTTGGTCAAGTTACTATAAACAGAAGAGATCATGGTATGTTTCCACATACGATATGCGAGGTAGTTTATCAGGGAGGGGAGACTAGAAATAGATGTCAGTTTAGCTGGTACTGTGACGGAAAGCACGACATACCTACTGACTCTGAAACGTGGTTGGATAGTATAGTGTTAGCTTTTAGATTACTTAACTTTGATGACATGGATATTACTGAGGGATCTTTGTGGTATCATGCTAACTACATTGAAGACCCTTATTGGGCCAGTGAACTTACTCCAACAGTAGTTATAAACAACCACATATTTTATAAGTAAGTTAAGCTGTTAAGTTTATTGTAGAGTTTTGAGATGTGTAATTTTTTAAATTTACTCTACCGTCTGCAAACTCATAGTATACAGTTCTAAACACAGTTTGAAGCCTATGCTCCTCTCCATGCTTACGGTCATACCTAACAACTTCTGTATTATTATGTTTAGCCCACGTACCTACAGGCATTGATGATGATGTAGGATCAATCATTTAACTGATTTTAAATGCATTTTAGATTTACACATTATCCTTTGACTTGTTTCTAAAACAACTTCTGAATGTTTATTAAGAAGCTCAAACATTTCTTTAGATAACTCTAAGTCTTTTGATCCTGCTATAGCTTCTGCTATAAAAGACACAACATCCGCATTTGTTTTTAATACACTAGTCTCTGGTAGTTCTGTGAGATTAAAAAAATCTTCCATAGCCATATTACCACTTCACCTTATCAGCCCAATAAGCTGCACTCATTTTACCTTTCTTAATGTTCTTACCGTGTCTTGCTTTAAAACTTTTACGCTTGGCTTTCATACGAGCAGACTCTCCAGCTTTAGGTTTCCCTGCTGTCTTAGCTCCCTTCTGACCAAAACGAATTGTTTTAATCTTATCGCCTTCTTTAGCTACTACGATATGAGACTTCTTAGGATGTTTAGGAGTACGCTTAGGTTTGTTAAAACCTGATACTCCTGCTCTAGCTAGTCTAGGATCTCGTTTAGACTTGCCTCCTTTTTTATAATCTTCTCTCATACTTTCCTATGCCTCCTAGTTTTCTTCGCAATCTTCTTAGGCTGTTTACTATGCTGCTTACCTTTAGCAGTATCTTCCCTTTTCTTCTTTGTAGTAGCTGCGTACTCTTTAGAAGATAAAGACTTTATTGCCTTTTCGGGAAGATACCTCTCTCCAGTTTCGCTAGATTTTTTACCAGACTTGGTACGCCACTTCTGTTTTGTCCAAGCTTTTAAAGACTTTTGAGATTTTTTTAAGCCCATTATTGATTATGCCTTTTGTCTTTTTGCTGTTTAACTAATACTTCCATTTTCTTTTTCGTTATTATTGTTTTCTGTTGAACTTGTTTCATTCCACTTTACTCCACGATAAGAGCCTGATTTCATTTTAAAGTCTTTAGAAGTACCAGAGTGTTTTACTCCTCTGTATATTCCACCTTCAACAACTTTATCATTCTCTTGATTCTTTTCTTGCATACGTATACCCCTATAGAATTTACCCATAATATACCTCCAGTTAGATTGACAAACTTCATCAATGCGTTCCTTCGGCATTATGTGCCTACTTCCGTCCTGTTTAGGATGAACGTAATTCTATTTTATGTGTAGCCTCCTCCTTTATCTTTATATTGCTTTGCAAGCATTT